AGGAGGCCCGCAAGGTGGCGGGCAACTGGAAGAAGTACGGGGCGCCCCTGTTCGGACTTGGCGGGGTGGGCCTCTTGGCCGACCAGATGCGCGCCGACGCGCAGCCAGCAGACTGAAAAAGTTTCACGGGAAACACCACCATGGCCGAACATGACCTTGACACCCCGGTAGGTACCCCCGCCGAGGAAGCCCCCGAGCCCTCCCTGCGGGACACGCTCGATGCTGCCTTCGAGGCAACCCCCTCCGAGGATGTGTCCGAGACGGAAAGCGCTGCAGCCCAACGGGCCCGCGATGAGCTGGGGCGATTCGCGCCTGGGAAGGCCCCCGAGAAGGCCACTGGAAGCGTCCAGGAGCTCCGACCGCAAGCCACCCGCACCCCAGGTACCACGCAAGGTGCTGGAGCGCCCCAGGCGCAGCCTGTTGACAAGGCCCCCGCGAGCTGGACGCCCGCGGCACGCGAGAAGTGGGGCACGCTCGACCCCGTCACCCGCGCTGAGATTCACCGCCGCGAGTCGGAGATGGGGCGCGTCCTCCAGGAGAGCGCCGGGCAACGCCAGTTCATGGACGCCTTCCAGTCGATGACGCAGCCCTACGAGGTCTTCTTCCGCCAGGAAGGGGTCAACCCGCTCCAGGCCATGGATCACCTGATGCGCGCCGCGGCGGAGCTCCGGGTGGGCACACCCGGCTCGAAGGCCGCCCTCGTGGCGAACCTGATCGACCAGCACGGCATCGACATCGGCATGCTCGACACCCTCCTGGCCAATCGGGTGGGGATCTCCCAGGTGCAGCAGCAACACGCCCAGGCGCAGCAGCAGTACCGCGATCCCCGCGTCGACCAGCTCCTTGCCTTGCAGCAACAGCAGCACGCCCAGGCCGAAGCCCAGACGCAGCAGGAGATCCGCACCGCCCTCAACGGCTTCGCCCAGGCGCACGAGTTCTATCGGGATGTCGCAGGCCTCATGGCCGACCTCGCCGACGTGCGCGTGGCCCGGGGCGAACCCATTGACATGGAAAGGCTTTACGCGCAGGCTTGCCAGATGCATGAGGGGGTGTCGCAGGTCATGGCCCAACGGGCCGCCACCCGCACCACCCCCCCGCATCGGCAGCAGGCTGTCCTGAGAGCACGCCGCGCAGCGGTCTCGGTCGCCGGGGACTCGACACCCACAGGAGGTGCCACGATGCCCGAGGACGATTCGATCCGCTCCCTGCTCTCCGCAGCCATGGATCAGCAGGCCCGCTGAGTCCAACCTGGGAGAGCTCCGAGCTCCCACCCAGGCACCGCAGAACCCGACGCCCTGTCGGGCCATCTCGAAGTGGTCGGTTACCCATCACCGCAACCCTTTTGAGGAGGTGCCGCCATGGCATTCCCGAATATCTCCGACATCGTCGCCACGACGATTGAGAACCGGTCGAAGCGCCTGACCGACAACGTCTCGAAGTCGAATGCCCTGCTGAAGAAGCTGGAGCAGCGCGGCAACGTGCGCACCGTCTCGGGCGGCTCGCTGATCCTGGAGGAGATCTCGTTTGCCGAGAACGGCAACACCGGCTGGTACTCCGGCTATGACCTGCTCCCGGTGGCCGCGCAAGACGTGATCACCGCCGCGCAGTTCGACCTGAAGCAGGCCGCCTGCCCCGTGATCATCTCAGGCCTCGACCAACTCAAGAACAACGGCAAGGAGGCGATGATCGACCTGCTGGAGGGCCGCATCAAGGTCGCCGAGTCCTCGATGATGAACCTGCTCGCCGCGGGTGTGTATTCGGACGGCACCGCCGCTGGGGGCAAGCAGATCACGGGCCTGGACGCCGCTGTCCCGGTCAATCCCAATACCGGTACCTATGGGGGTATCGACCGCGCCGCGTGGCCCATGTGGAGATCGAAGACCACGACGATGGGCGCAGCCGCGACCTCGGCCAACATCCAGGCTGCCTTCAACGCGATGTGGGCATCGCTCGTGCGTGGTTCGGATCGTCCCGATCTCATCATCGTCGACAACTTCATGTGGGGTGTGTTCGTCGCATCGCTGCAGGCGCAGCAACGCTTCACGGGCACCGATACCGGCAAGCTCGGGTTCCCTTCCCTGGCCTACATGTCCGCCGAGATCATTCTGGATGGCGGCATCGGAGGCTTCGCCACGACCAAGACGGCCTACTTCCTCAACACCGATTACCTCTTCTGGCGTCCCCACGCCGACCGCAACATGGTGCCCCTCGCGCCCAACAAGCGTTACGCCATCAACCAGGACGCCGAAGTGCAAATCATCGGATGGGCTGGGAACATGACCTCCTCGGGGCCGCAGTTCCAGGGCCGCCTCATCAGCCCGTGATCATGACCTCTCGCAGTAGCCCTACCCCAGGGGGTAAGACCCTCTGGGGCTTTTTTCAAGGAGACACGTACATGGCCACGACCAAGCAACCCGACGAAGACCCCACCAAGACCGGACGCACGCAACGCCCTGGCGACACCGTCGACCCGGCCAACGATCCGCGGCGCGACCAACGCCGCAAGGGTGAAGACGAAGACCGGCTCCCGAGCTCCGCGCTGAACCCGCAGGAACGCCACGACCGCGACATCGAAGACCTGAAGGCCGCCGGCCACGACTTCAACCCGCCCGCGTCGGAATCCGTCGCGGACAAGGATGCCCCCGAGGGGGATCCCAAGCTGCAGCAGGTCACGGTCGAAGAGCACCGCACCCGTCGCGAGGATGGTCTGGAGGTGCCCATGCCCCCGCGCGCTGCGACCGAGGATCCCAAGCACCCGCTGCACCACCTGAAGGACGTGTGATGTCTGCCGCCACCTACGGCGTGCCGGGGGCCTTCGATCCCCAGCAACCGGGCAACCCCTCAGGGGGTGCCTCCACGGGTATCGGTCTGTCCTGCCTGGGCTCGGGCCCGGATGCGAACAACTTCAGCGTGGATCAGGCCAACGACGTGGTGCTGCCCTACATCGGTGCAGGCTCTGACGCGGCCCCCTCCTCGACGACGAACCTGGGCAACATCGTGGTGGAGCCCACCACCTTCGTGGCCGGCTCGGGGTACTCCCCGGATGGGCGCTATCGCGTGCAGTCGGCCGGTGGGGGTCGTTCCGCGGGCACCGCGGAGATCGAGCTCACGGTGGCGGGGGGTGCCATCACCTGGGCTCGCGTGGTTCGCCCGGGATCCAACTTCACCTCCGCGCCGACCTTCAACGTGGCCACTGCCGTCAACTTCGACACCGGCGCGACGATCACGGGCGGGACGCTCGGCACGGTCACGGTGACCATCGCGAACCTGGGCACGAAGCCCACCTCAGTGGGCACGCCCGGCAACAACAAGCCCTTCCGCCGCGTCCTGGCCAATGCGCCTGCCGCCAATGGCTCGGCCGTGCCGCCCTCGACCTACCTCAACTACTCCGGCCGCGCCATGGTCGCAGGCGACGAGGTGTTCGCGGTGGCTCCCTGAAACCCCATGAGGTGTATTCAAATGGATACGTTTGAAATCGACCCTGCGCTCTTCAGCCGGCCCAACGCGGGCGACGAACAGCTCTTCGTGGTGTTCTACATGGGCACCCTCAAGAACGAGTCCCGCTCCCTCGAAGAGGGCCGGCTCATCGTCGACGATGTGGAAGCGGTGCGCATCATGGTGCCCGGGGACAAGACGAGCGTCATCGACCGCCCCGCCACGCCCACCGACAAGGCCCGCTTCGCGCGCCAGTACGCGTTGTTCCGTCAAGGCAAGATCGGCGAGGAGCAGGTCTCGGGCACGCGCCTGAAGGACTGGCCCTTTGTCTCTCGCGCGCAGGTGGAGGAGCTCAACTACCTGGGCATCAAGACCGTGGAGCAGATGGCCAACGCGTCCGACGCGATCAACTTCCCCGGGCTGCAGGCACTGAAGACGCATGCGCGTTCGTGGCTGGCCACGGCCAAGGACTCGGCGATTGCCGCGCAGCAGGCCGACCTCATCAACCAGCAGAACGCGAAGATTGAGGAGCTGCAGATGGCGGTGGCCGAGCAGGCCGAACGCATCAAGTCCTTTGCGACGGCGAAGCGATAGGGGGTGAGGTATGGCCACCGGTTTCCAGAAGTGGCCCACGGCGCTCGCCGTTATTCAGGACGTGTGCGGGCAGCTCGGGCTGCCCGTCCCCTCGGCTGGCACCACGGCCCCCGACGACGAAACCGCGCAACAGATGGTGTCCCTGCTGACGTGGTGCGGCCGGCGATTGGTCAAGCCCACGGGCACGATGCGCTGGCAGGCCCTCAAACGCACCTGGACGCTCACGACGGATCCCACCCTCAAGCTCTACGACATGCCCCCCGACTGGGACTCGTTCATTGACC